CCCTAAAACTGGACGGGCCTACAAAACAGTTACCTACGGTAGATATAAAGGACATGGATTGGAGTCCATGTTATAAGAGAAGAACGAATGTGGTAAGCGGTGATTATGTCGTAGGTCAAGCCTACAACAAAGGGAACTACCAAGTACTAAGTACGCAAGAAGCTGCTGATAAAGATACTGGAAAGAGATGGACATGACATTAGAGTTACCAAGAAAAGGTTTAATCAAACAGGAACTTGTCTCATATGAGATTGACGAGTTAACGAATATGGTCGTAAAAAAAATACACACTCGCAAATATGCTGAGGATGGAGTAGACTATATTGACACATGGAACAGTGAGCCATTGTGTGAAGCTAAGAATGAGGAAACAAATTTGAATGAAGATGGGTAATACCTAGAGTATTGAGGCCACTCCTAGAGGGCCGACAGTCCTATAGTAATTACAATTTTTTTTCTCCACTTAGCTTATTGTATAAATATATTTTCCAGATATAAAAAGAGGAGTAAGATTCTGATCAAATATAGAATTTGCAGTAAGCAGGTTCTCCATGATAATTTGAATCAAGACCAAGCTTTTGAAACTTTACATCAATTAAATAATGGTGGAGAACCTAGCAAGGATGGGAATGATAAACCATACTTCATAGAAGAGTATGACACTGACCCTATTAAGCTTTCAAAAAGACTAGGCGAAGAACCAAGTATATTAGACATATACAGTCGCTAACATTATCATAGACTCCTTATAAATAACTTTGTAAGGAGTCTATTTGTATGTCGAATAATAATTATTTTATGGGTATGGATGGCTTTGTCTGGTGGACAGGAGTCGTGGAAGATCGAAATGACCCAGCCAAACTTGGTAGAGTTCGTGTTCGTTGTCTGGGTTTTCATACAGAAGACAAAGTTGATATTCCTACAGAAGCATTACCTTGGGCTCATGTTATGCAAACTATACATGATCCATCTATGCAAGGTATGGGAACAACTCCGCCATTTCTTGTTGAAGGAACTTGGTGTATAGGTTTCTTTCGTGATGCTGTAGAGAAACAACAACCCATAATAATCGGAACACTTCCTGGCTATCCTCAGCTTCCAGATGATATTAAATCTGATATAATTGACGCGAATACTGGCCCAGATGTTTCTCCAGATGCATTACAGGAGTACAGAAAGAACAATGAACTTGTAGGTTTTGCTGATCCTAATTTTAAATATCCACAATATCCAAATGAGAAGTCTGGCCACACTCTTGGTGAGAGTGACGTAAACCGTCTTGCAAGAGGTGATGGTGATTACATACACAAAGTCATAGAAGAGAAACAAACCATAGCAGAAAACTTTTCAGAAGTAGAAACTGCCTTCTCATCAAACTTTGAAATGCCTGTAGAAAACAGCGTAAACTTTTCTAGGTATCCTTTCAACCATGTTTTTGAATCTGAGTCTGGTCACATAAGAGAATATGATGACACATACAATGAAGAAAGAATACAAGAGTATCACAGGTCTGGAACATACTATGAGATAGATGCTGGTGGTAATAAGGTAGTTCATGTTATTGGTGACAGTTATGAATTTATTGCTGGTTCTAATTATGTAAATGTAAAGGGTGATGTAAATCTGACAATAGACGGTAACGCTGAAACTCTGGTAAAGGAAGATTATAATATCAGATGTAAAAATCTGAACATTGAAGTTGAAGAAGATTTTAATACAGTTGTTCTTGGAGATACCACACAAAGATATGAAGGAATACTTAAAACCACAGTATTAAAAGCAGCGTCTGTAAGATATGACGATACCTTTGATGGAGTGTTCAAAGGAAATGTAACTCAAACCTATGGTGCCAAAGTAGATACTTCAATCACTGGAGCAGTAACGGAAAGATATGGTGAAACACTAGATCGTTCTATAGTAGGAATACATACTGACATACATGGTGCAGAATATAATATTAATTCTACAACAGGTGGTATTAATATTAATTCTAATAATACTATATCACTATTTTCAGCAACACAAACTTTTAGAGCCTCTAGTGGTATTACATTAGATGCAGCTGATGTTAATCTTAACTCTGGTGGAAGTAGTGATCTCGCGGCTCGTAAAGGTGACACTGCAGACCAAGGTGATGATCCAGCTGGTATTTCTGGTTCAGATGGTTCTAACGTAATTGAAACAGGTTCTGCAACTGTTAAGATTGGTTCTGCTGATCCTGGCATATCTGAACCATCAGTTGCTGCTTCTACTTTATCAGTTACAGTTATTGAAGATGTACCAGTAGAGGAAAGAGTGAAAAGGCAAGGATCGGATAATACTGAAAAGGGTGGAACAGGTGGATATAATCCGAATATTGATGGTGACTATCCAGTTGTTGCTGTACCACCAAAGAGAACTGGTGAAGAAGTTGTAAAAATTATTGAGGATAATGGTGTTGATGTCATAGAACAGCTTAGTGTGTCAGAGCAAAGACAAGCATTAAAAGATACAACAGACACAATAGAAAAATTTTATCCTGAGTTAGCTGATACACCAGAAGGGGAAGAAGTAGTAAACACTGAAGACCCAAAATCTTATGAGTACAAAGAAGAGTTACCACCAACAGATTCAGATGGTCTTTTTGTTTCAACAAATCAAAATCAAAACCAATATAGACATTATTTGGGTATTTCAACAGCTGGAAAAACATTTGGTGATGTGTTTGATGAAAGTGAAATAACTGACGAAATAAGAGAAAGAAATCCAAATAAGTATTTTCCAGATGACTATCGAATAGTTCAACTCAGAGGTCTTCCTAGACTTAAAATTAAAAACAATGCTGATGTAAATTTAGAGGGAGTAAAATCAGAAATACTTGCTGTTGCTGAAAAGACAGCAATTGATTGGGGTAAACAAATAACTATTAACTCTGGACTTCGCACACCAGCAGAAAATAGAAGATGCGGTGGAGCATCTAGTTCAAAACATTTACTAGGTGAGGCATTAGATTGTCGTATGGTTGGAACTAAAGCTTCGGAAAGAGTAGAGTTTGTAAGACTTGCTATCAAGCATGGTGCACAAGCTTTTGGTTTTTACAATCGCTTTATTCATATTGACTTGGGCCCAAAACGTAATTGGGGAACAATTCCTAGTTATTACAGGAGTACTTTGAAAGCTGGAAAGATTTCACCCTATTTAAAAGGATAGGTGGCGTTACTTTGTTATGTTTAAACTTATAAATAAAACTAAATCAGGAGTTTGCACACATGGCGATCTATGACGCACAATTAAATAACGAATCTACGCGTGGTGCTAGAATATATTCAGACTTAGATTTATTTTTTGGAAAAAAATCTTCTGATCGCGATATAAGTGTAGTGACAGATGTTCAAGCTGTAAAAAGGTCTATTCGTAATTTAGTTTTATTAAATACATATGAAAAACCTTTTCATCCAGAAATTTCATCTGGTGTGAGAGATATGTTATTTGAACTTATGACTCCAGTTACTGCAGCAATCCTTGGTAGACAAATAGAAAATGTAATTGAAAATTTTGAACCAAGAGCTAGACTTGTTGGGGTTAGAACAATTCCAGACTATGATAGAAATTCATATGAAGTAACAGTAGAATTTTATGTCGTAAACACTCCTACTGAGCTAGTTGATTTAACAATATTTTTAGAGAGATTACGATAATGGCAAAACTACAAGTAACTGAATTAGATTTTGATGATATAAAAGATAATCTAAAAACTTTTTTAAGAGCACAGAATAAGTTTAAGGATTATGATTTTGAAGGTTCTGGTATGAACGTCCTTCTTGATACTCTTGCATACAATACACACTATCTTGCATTTAATACTAACATGGCTGCAAATGAAATGTTTCTAGACTCTGCAGCTCTACGTTCTAGTGTTGTGTCTCATGCAAAAATGTTAGGATATGAAGTATCCTCTGCCCGTTCACCAGTAGCAAATTTAAATGTAATTGCAACAACAAGTCAAGAGACTTTAACAATGCCAGCAGGAACTTCATTTAATTCATCAGTGGATGATAACACTTATTCTTTTGTTACAATAGCAGACGTTACTAGCTCTAATAGTGGTGGTGTAATTACTTTTGCAAATATTCCTGTTTATGAAGGAACTTATATAACATCTACATATACGGTGGATACTTCTGATGCAAGTCAAAGATTTGTTCTTACAAATAATCGTGTAGATACATCAACTCTTACAGTTCAAGTTCAAAATTCAATTAATGATACTGAAACAGTAACTTATTCTAAAGCAACAGATATAACTCAATTAGTAAGTTCAAGCACTGTTTATTTTATTCAAGAGGCTGAGGCTGGTAAGTTTGAAATATATTTTGGTGATGGTATAGTAAGTAAAGCTTTAGAAGATGGTAATGTATTAACTTTAAAATATATTGTGACAAATAAAACTGAGGCTAATGGAGTTGAAAAATTTACATCTCCATCATCTATCGGTGGTGCAACAGCAATTAATGTGCAAACTGTATCACGAGCAGTAGGTGGAGCAGAACCAGAAAGTATAAATTCTATTAAATTAAGTGCACCCCTAGACTATGCCTCTCAGGGTCGAGCAGTTACTACGGAAGATTATAAGATTTATACAAAACAATTATTTCCAAATGCAAAAACTGTTTCTGTTTGGGGTGGAGAAGATGGAAGTTTTGATGTATCTACAGGTGTTTCAGCTACACCAGAGTATGGAAAGGTTTTTATATCTGTTAAATCAAATACAGGGGAAAATTTAACATCAGTTCAAAAATCTAATTTAGTTGCTGCTTTAAGTCCATACAAAGTTGCTTCAATTACACCTGTAATTGTTGATGCAGACACTACTTTTATTATATTAAATGTTACTTCCCAATATGATAAAAATGCCACAACATCTTCTCCTGCAGAAATAGAAACTAAAATTTTAAATACCTTAACAGATTACACTGATCAAAATTTAGAAACTTTTGACCAACCATTCAGGCATTCTAAAGTATTGTCGTTAATAGATAATACAGATAAATCAATATTAAACAGTACAGCCACAGTTACAATGGGTAAATTTTTTACTCCACAGATAGGAATAGAAGCTTCAAATCGTATAAGTTTTAATAACCGTATTTACAATCCACACCCAAATCACAATATAGAACAGGGTGGCGTAATTACATCAACTGGCTTTACTCTTACTGCAAATACAATTTATACTGAAAATGATTCTGTTACTAGAGAGTATTTTTTTGATGATGATGGTGCTGGTAATGTTAGACTATTTTATCTTGATGGTTTAGATAGAATTTATAATCCAATATCTGCTGGAAAGGTTAATTATAGTGAAGGTATAATAAATTTATTACCTATGAATTTTTTAACTGTTTCAAATGTTGATGGTTCATCATCAACACAAATTAGAGTAACTGCTATTCCAAATTCATTTGATATAATTCCAGTAAGAAATCAAATTTTAGAGTTAGATTTAGTTAACACTAGTATTACAGCTTCAGTTGATGCTATTGCTTCAACTGGAATAGGTTATACAACAACTGTAAACGAAGCTGGTGTTGCTACAACAACGGTGACAACAACATCCTCTACTGCAACTCCATCGGCGTATTAAATAAATGGCATTTGACGATAAAACCATACTAAACAATAAACTATCTCCTCTCATTGAGGGGCAAGTTCCAGATTTTGTACAATCAGACCATCCAGTATTTGTAGAGTTTCTTAAAGATTATTATAAGTTTTTAGAAGCTGGTGAACTAACTATTTCAACAACCACTGATTATATAGCTTTAGAAACAAATACTTCTTCTTACATACTTGATGAAGTTGAGAGTGATAGAGTTGTAACTGAGGTTGGTGCTGGAACAAAAGGGTTCTTTATACAGAATGAAATTATCACAGGAGCAACGTCAGGAGCAACTGCTACAGTACTTGTTGATGATTCTAGGAATGCTAGACTATTTATTTCTTCGCAACAAAAGTTTATAACTGGAGAAACTATAACTGGTGGAACTTCTGGTTCTGAAGGTCTAATTGTAAAATATAGAGCTAACCCTGTTCAAAATGTACAACAAATGTTAGACTATGCTGATGTGGATAACACAATATATGATTTCTTAGATAAAATGAAAGAATCATTTATGGTGGATATTCCAGAGGACTTAGCTACTGGAGTGTCAAGAAGAGATTTAATTAAAAATATAAAAGACCTCTACTCAGCTAAGGGTACATCAGAAGGTCATAAACTTTTTATGAGAATATTGCTTGGTGAGACAGCAGATATTATTTATCCAAATCAGTACATGATGAAAGCATCCACTGGAGATTGGAATAAAAAATCAGTTTTAAGAGTCTTAGCTTTTTCTAATGTTGATGGTGAAGAAGTTATAAGTCAAAAAATAACAGGACAAACTTCTGGTGCAACTGCAACTGTTGTTAGTACAATTATTAGTCAACAAACAAAAGATAACTTTAACGATTCTGTTACAGAATTTGAAATAGCAAATGTAAACGGTATATTTCAAGACAATGAAGTTGTTAGTGGTGTGTCAACTGTAAATAATCGTGAAGTAAAATTTACTGTTTTTGGTATTGTACAAACCATTACAATGGATCGTGGTGGTGCACTTTATTCTATAAATGAAACTGTACCTTTAGAAAATGTAGGTAACAATTTAGCAACAGTTGTTGTTGATGAAGTAACTAGTGGTTCTGTCAGCGGTGTTATTGTGGATGATGCAGGAATTAATTATGAGGTAGGTGATATTGTAACTTTTACTGCTAATTCTGTGGATACAGATGTTCAGGCCGCCACTGGTGAAGTTACAATGATTGGTGGTGGTATTCTACAAGAAACAGCAACAATTGAAGATGATGTTATTGCACACCCAGATGGCTCAAATATTGTTCTTGAAGATTTAACCTTTGTTTCCGAAGTAGGTTTCAATTTTGTTTTAGAACAAAAAAGAAGAGATTTAATTTATGGTAATGGTACATCAAAATCGTATAGTCTTACAAATATAGATGCAGATACTGATACTTTAGTCGTAAGATTAAATGGAAGATTGTATCCTGCTACCATATCAGGTCAAATAAGAGGTACTAGTACAATAAGATGGACTGCATCAGGCAATACTATCACTTTTGCTGATGCAGTTACTCTTGG